TATGCCCGATCAATAATCATGTTTCGCAGGCCATTTTTAGCCCCGGGGAACTTACTTTCAGCGTTTGTGACGTTTCGGATAAGTGTGCGAAGTCCCTTCGCCGGATTGTCTGGCCTGTCTCCGGGAGAACCTATGGTTATACCAATAAGTTTATTAGGGTTAGTGTCCGACCCAATGGCGTTATAAAAACTAATTTCTTCGGCCAACCGTTCTTGAAAAACGCCCTCTTTTGGAATGTTGTTACCAAGAGGACTACCTTTCACCGTCCCAGACCGAGGATCCCCTGTTAAAGCAATACGCTCGTCCATTAAATTTTGGGCCGCCCGAACGTCCTCAAGGTCTGCCTGAAGTTCCGGCATTAAAGGCAATACGTTTTTGTATTCTTTTTTAAAATTGTTCAATTTTTCAACTGACACACGACCGGTGGTAGCATCAATGATTTTTTCATACGCAACACGCATTAAATCTTCTTGCGCCGCCCGCATTGAGCCTATCTGCCCAGTCAATGTTTCGGCCATGTCTGCGTTCGCATTATTCGCAGCAAATACCATAGCATCTTCTAGTTGTGAATATTTTAAAGAAGTAGCATCACCCCCACCGCTAAAAGTTGCCTTAGACAAAAGCTCTGGCATGATACGACGAGCACCGGTCTTATTTCTAGACAACACGACGTTTGGGAAAGCTCGAGAAAAAACGTCGTTTAACGACCGTGAAAAATCAAAAGCTTGCTGAAGCGCCGCTTGATTTTCAGTTAGTTGTGCGCCCTCTGGAACTTTAATCCCAAAATCGTCTACAATAGCATCGGCAAGATCAGAATAAAAATGAGCTTTTGAAAAGTTGTTATTCGCCGTAGCGTCCCGAGCTAGCCCCAATAATTTAGAGCGACCATTCATCAACTCTTTTAAAGTAATAGTGCTATCGAAGCCTTCGGGCGGAATTGCCTTTTGACTTTTTAGGTCGCTTATTTCTAGGCGGCCATTTAAAATCTGAGCTTTATTTCTTAAAACGGTAAGCTGCCTGTTACGCTCCGGAGCTTTTATACTAAATTTTGTTAAAGCGTCATCAGCTTCAAGGGCCCGAATGGCGTCTTGAACTTCAAATAGCTGCTGTTCTGGAACCGCATCAGCAGAAATCCTAGCATTTACCGCAGCCACACTATCCGGATTGGCGGCGTTAATCGCAGCTATCGAATCGTCAGCTTTGTTAATTCTAGAATTAATCCGGGTTATTTTTTCCACGTTTGCTTCTGCCGCATCAACAGACTCTCCGCGGGTTTTATACACAATACCACGAACCACATACGGAACATTAATTCCAAGCTCTACTAAATCGTCTTCTATGTTAGTGAAAGCTTCCGTTAAATTAGGTGCGCTAACCACCTCAGATCCGTCAATGGCGTCATAATATTGTTTTTCCACGCCGCGCATTTCCTCAATAGCTTTTGCCGTGAGGGCCTCTATATTAGCGCTGGCCTTCATACTTGCTTCAGAGTCGTCTGGGGCCACCTTTTGGTTTAGACGCATAACCGAGGCATTTACGTCATCCAGCCGCTGGATAATAATTCCGTCCATAAGTTTTTTACGCATAACCGCTGCTTGCGAAACCAAAGATGGATCGCCCGTAGCATTTAAGATGTCGGTTAAGTTAGCTAGATTGGCATAATCCCTAGCCAAAGCGTTTCTAATGGTTGGCCCATACGCAGGGTCTTTAGCTAACGTAGATAAAAGTTTATATAAAGCAGGAGAACCAGTAACTCCGGCAGTGGTTCTGCTAGGCATGTCTACACCAAGATCGGCGGCTAATTTAGCTACTGCCTCTTGGTTTTCTAAAGATTTTAAAAGTTGTTTTGGGTCTTCACCGTTTTCAGCAAACCATTTCCCTAAAGCTTGGCCTTGACGGCTTTCTCTTCCTTTTTGAGACATGGTTTGTCCGAGTGCCTTAATTCCCTTTCCAAGGGTGTTAATAGTATAGTCTGCTACAGCCACAGGACTAGCAACTCCGCCAACAGTTTCCGCAGCGAATCGAACCATTTCATTTCCCGGATAATTTTGTTCAGCAAGAAAAGCTGCGTAAGATGCGCCTCCTACACTAGCGGCCTCCGTCCTGTAAAAAGTTCCCGGTTTTTCAACCGAAAGGCGCTGCATACGCTCAATGGGCGTTGGTTTAAAGTTTTGTAAGGTAGCTTGATTTCTACCGTTTAAGTTTGCGATATTCCGGCTAAAGCTCCAAGTCCCCGGTACGAAACGACCCGCCGTTAATCCGGGCATTAACACAAAAGGTATACTTGCTCCTCCGGTATACCCCATTTCCCCATAAGGTCTGACACTTGGAACGTAAGGGTCTTCAGAAAACAAAGCGCCAGAAGCTGTATCTCCGGCCATAAAACCCGCTAAAGCCCCAATCGCCCCACCAGCAGGGGCCGTGAGCCACGCTACGGGACCGCCGAGCAGTCCAATTTGAAAACCCATATAACCGCCAGCAGCCGCGGGGCCCATCTCAACGACGCCTTTAGCCGCTTCTTGTGCTATTGCCCCTAGAGGCCCTACCTCTTGAGCACGAGTAAGTTTTGCCAAAATTTGAGCGTCAGAAAGACCTCGACTTTTTGCAGTCTGGTAATCTTTTATGTTTTGTTCAGCCCCGCCGGTACTAGGGTATGTTTTTAACACGTAATTTAAAACGTCAGCGTCGGTTTTACCTTGTAAGGCTGCTTTGCCGACATTAAAACTTTCGCGGAAAAGTTCCTGTTCTTTTTTTATGTCTTGAAGCCGCTGCCTAGAAGGCCCATACCCGGGATCTCCCGGCTGCACCACGTTTGATGCCGGAATAATTTCAGCCTCAATGGGTGAAAACACACTCGGTAATGCGGTTTCCGAAGGAGTATTTTCTTCCGCGATTAAAGCTTTTTGCTCATCAATACTAGCCATTATTCGCCCCACCCATTAAAAATCAAATAAATCCTGCATATCCACGTCGGGATCGCCGCTACCGCTTTCTGTCTGATACCCTTTTGCTAACAACGAGTAAGCGTCCGCTGTAGCAGACAACGTGAAAATATCCCGTTTAATTTTTGCCGCTCTAGGGGGTGATACCGAACCGCTATTTAGCTCTCTAGACAACGAACCTATGTCTCGATTTAAGTATGCAATAACGCCCTCTACCTTGTTAAGCGCTGTTTGATCTCCCTCTGTCCAAGCTCCCGCAGTAGGGAACATAGCTTCAATTTTAGCTTGAAACTCTTTGTTTTCTTTGCCCGGTTGAGCGGCTAGGATAGCAGCCAATGTTGTTGTGTTTAAATTTTCTAGCAACAAGGCGGCTTTTGAAGATGCTGGAAAAGGCTGTCCGAATACAGGCAAAATAGTTTCAGCCGTGCGGTTCAACGCGTTCTTAAATGCAGTTGGAGCTCCTGTCGCTTGTGCCGGATCAATGGCCTCTATTAGAGACTCGTAGGTAGTGTCTCTAATATCAACCGGCTGCCCGGTAGCATCCAATTTAGGTAAATCTAACGGGATGTCAAAAACGTCCTCTTTTTTCTCTCCTGAGTCTTTAGCCGAAGGAAGTTGTTGGCTTATTGTAGGATAAGAAGCTCCTCTTTCTTTACGCGCCTCAATTGCTTTCAACCAACGGTCGGATAATTGACCGCCTTGAATTTTTACGTAAGCGCCTTTACCACCACTTGGATCAACTGCTTCTGGATCCCAAACACTTTGCTCGCGCGTGTATTTAGGGATAATCATATTCAGCATGTTTTCTTGCTCTTCGCTAATATTTTTTCCTGACGCATATTTATCCGCCAACTCGGTAGCCTCGGGTCCTGCTAGAATTGTAGTTATTTTACCCTCTAGTCCAGTACCAAACATATTAAGGTTCTGTGCCGCGGCTTTTAGGTCTACTTCGCGTTCATCTAGAGCAAGTTTATCTTCCCCAAGTTTTTTAATCCTATCCTCTGTTTGTTGCGCGAGTTGAAATTTTTTGTCTGCGCGAGCTTGAGTAAGGGCCGAATTAAGAGTGTCCAGTTCAAGCTGTTTTTGCTTAATTGCATCAGAGTTAGCTGCAAGCTCTTTTTGAACCGTGAGCCGTGAGTTTTGCAACGCGGTCTGTTGTCCATAAAGAGTGTCAATTTTCTTTATTTCAAACTCTTGCATTACACCAAGTTTTGAAAGCTCCACGTCGCCTCGTAACAAGATGTTTTTCTGTTCCAACTCATTAGCCAAAACTCGGCTTCTTTTGTCTCCCGCTTGCCGCAAGTTCTCAATAATTATACGATTGTCTTGTACAAGGCTTTCTTGAGCCTCGCGATTTGCTTGTTTTTCAGCCTCAAGCTTCGATACACCAGATTGTTTTAATGCTTCAATTCTTTCTTGTCGCTCAGTATCCAGACGGCTTTGTAAATTCATACCCGCGATTTTTTGATCTCCCTCAAGTCTTGTTTTAGCTAAGTCAGCCGCGGCTTTAGCTTCTGCGGCCAAACCAGTTTCAGCCGCACCCAACGCTGACAGCTTCATCTGCTGCTCTGCGGCGGTGACGGCCTGCTTAGCTTTTAGTTGTTCGCCTGCACGAGCGCTAATAGTTGGCAGCAGCTTAGTTTCCGTCACGGCCGCAGCCAGACGCTCTGCGGGGCTCAGTTTACGGCCCGCTTGAATTTCCGCCTGAAGAGGGTTTGCATAAGCAAGGGCTGCGCCCGCAACGTCAAACAGCATTTGCGCTTGAGTTAGGTTTTTCTGCTCTTCAAGAGAGGCGCTTTGATCACCCAAAATAGACTTATATAAAGGCATCTTCTGTTCATACAGTTCGCCAAGACGCCCCGCTGCTGCAACAGGATCGCCACCAGTCTCCATCATTATGACTGGCTGGTTGTCTCCGCGGCGGACCAGCCCGCCTTGATTAAAATTTACGGGTGGGGGCCCTCCCATCATTGCGGGGTCCATCATAGGGCCGGGGGCCGCGGGCGGTGCCGCCATCATTTCGGGCTGCGGTGGAGGAGCTACAGTAGACATAATGCCTTCTGCCATCGCACCTTCAACAGGCGCGGTCATTTCTTCGGCAGCCAAGCCACCAATTCCTTGGTCCACGGCTGCCATCATCATAACCGGCTGAACGAGGGCCAAAACGGATTCGGGGGTTTGACCGGCATCCTCTTCACCAACTACCCCAGCAAGCTCGTTATAACGTCCTTCAAGTGGAACATTGTCGCCACGAATTGCGTTCATAACGCTTTCATAATCTTCAGCAGTGTCTATGTTTTCAATGTTAGAAGCTACTTGAGACAACGCGCCTTCCAGCATAGCGGGGTCCATTGCCCGCTCACCCATCATCATAGCCTGCTCGTCTGGAACACTGGACACGCCCATCATAGCACCTCCCGGAGGCATCATTGCTGCCATTGCCATCGGATCGCCACCTTCTTGCATCGGGATAACGCCACGACCCATCAGGATGTCTTTTTGTGTAACTCGCCCATCGCCACTCATGTCAGGAAAAGCTGCACCACCTTTAGCAAACATCTGTCTTTGCATTATGTCTCTACTCATCATCCGAATAACCCCGCTTTATTTGCGCCTGCTGCTGCTGATAATCCTGCGATACCTAAACCCATAAACTGCTGGGCTGGTGATACACCGGGTGAAGTCGAAGTAGCAATGGTTTGCTGCGTTGACGGAGCACCCTTATAAATGTCTGACAAATATGACAGACGCTGATACGGCTCGTATAGTTGAGCCAGATCGCTTTGACGTTTGGCTTCCAGAGTAGCCTGCTGCTGAGCCTGCTGCTGTTTCCCAAGCTCGTACTGAGTCTGAAGGTTCCGAAGCCCGGTCTGTTGCGACAATTCACCAAGGCTAGCTTGCTGAAGCCCCAGTGTACCCAATGCTTGACCTGCTTGCAACCCAAGCTGGCCGAGGGCTTGACCGCCCTGTAGACCAAACTGACCGTACTGAAGACCGAGGTCTCCCATCTGGCCCGCCATAGCGGCTTGCGCCTGCTGGCCTTGAAGACCCAATTGACCGCCCGCTTGTGCGCCAGATAGACCAAGCTGTGCTTGTGCCTGACCCAATTGACCGCCCTGCTGGGCAATCTGTGCAGCAAGTTGTTCGGTAGAGATACCAAGCCGCGCAGCCTGCTCGGCCATAGCCGCCTGTTGTTGTGCGCCAGTAAGGCCCAATTGAGCCGCTTGACCCGCCAATTGTCCGCTAAGCTGCTGAGCAGAAAGACCAGTGCGGGCTGCGATCTCTTCTGCTGACATACCCATTTGAGCAAATTGCGCGGCGTTTGCTGCGGCCTGCTGTTGGGCGGACAAACCAAGTTGACCTGTCTGGAGGCCCGTCTGTGCCGCAAGCTGTTCTGCTGATAGACCCAACTGACCGGCTTGTTGCGCCGCCTGAAGGGCTGTTCCAGCACCGGCCTGTCCAAGCTGGCCCCGAAGTTGTGCTGATTGAAGCTGGCGACCACGAGCCTGTTCAAATGCCTGCTGCGCCTGCTGCGCTGCACTCTGGTAACCCTGCGCCCGCATTTGTGCGGCTGTACGGCCCTGCTGCTCCAACTGAGCACGGGCTGTCTCTGCGGCCTGAACACCCGCGCGAGAACCGCCAAAAGCGCCTGCCCCAACGGCTTGTGCAGCCTGACCTTGCTGTGCAATCTGCCCCTGACGTGCAATATCCTGCATAGCCTGCTGAACGGCGGCATTTTCATAAGGGCTCATATATTGAGCAATCGTAGAGGGGTCAAACTGTTGTGCGCCACCGGCAAGACCGACTATGCCTTGTTGTGCCGCAATCTGCCCAAACCGGCCTGCGCTAGCTAAGTCTTGCGCGGCTCCAGCCGTAATTCCGCGAGCGCCCTGAATAGCTTGCTGAGCTCGTTGACCAGCAGTTCCCGCCGCTCCGAGGCCTCCGGCTGTGGCCCGATTAAGCTGCGTTCCAAGGCGCGGAATATATCCCCGCAAGCCAGCGCCTGCTTGACCCGCAATCTGTCCCGCCTGCTGCGCGGCGGCACTCATACCCGCCTGACCTGCTTGTACCTGTCCCGGAATTAACCCGGCAGCACCCATAATGCTGCCAATACCAGTTTGCGCTTGGCCGCGAGCCGCGAGAGACGCTGCGTCCATCGCGCTTAACGCGCCGCCGGTAGCGGCTTGACCATAATCAAGTGCGCCCTCAATACCCTTCTGCGCGGCTGTTACCTGAGTTGGGACGCCTCGCATTGCAGACAAAAGCGCTGCTTCTGAGGATTGCCGATAAGGGTCGGCGGTCTTCATAGCACCTGTAATATAAGGTGAAGCTGCGCCATATACACCGCCAAGCTGCTGCTGGGCATCGCCCATTGTATAGCCTGCTTGCGTTAAATAGGGCTGATAGCCGCCAATTCCGCCTGCTTGTTGAGCGGCTTTGAAGGCTAAGTCTTGAAGATCCGTAAACCCAGCTACTTGCTGAGTAGGAAGAGTAATACCTTTGTTGGCAAGAGCTTTAGCGTCTTTTAGAAGCCCGAGTTTATAGGCTTCAATTTCAGGGGCTTCTCGGACAATTTGGGTTTCTGTAGCCATTACGCCATTGCCTTTCCACGAGACTCAAGACCGCGCATCATGTCATACATATTATTGATGCCCTGCCGCATATTGCCGCCACCTAGTCCTTTAACGGCATCTGTCGTCATAACAAACTCACCCGGCATAAGCATAGCGCGGACGCTGTCCTGTCCCGGAATGCCTTCATTTGGCATAATACCGCCAACACGACGCGGGAAGATCTCGCCGCCTTCTGCCGCATATTGTTGTGGCCGATAGAAGGGGTTAACAAATGTGCCCTGACCGGGGACAATCGTGTAGGGGGACGCAACCTCTGTCGGACCCTCTGAACGGCGAACCTCAAGGTCAGCAATCCGGTATTTTTCCGGATCAGCCGCAATAAGTTCTTCCCCTGTCGGCGGGGTATCTACCGGCGGATCGTCGGGAGCGTCGAAGAAACCTGTAGCATAGGCCGCTGTTCCAGCTAACGCGGCCGAAGGTCCATAAGTTGCTAAAAGGCCGGGACCGGCTGCGGCTTTAGCAGCTTCTAGCCCGGCTTGTGTTGGGGCAATCCCTGCGGCAGCCATGTCTTTTAAGTAAGCTTGGCCCGCTTTCTCCTTTGCTATATTAACCGCCGACTCGGTTTGACCCCCACGAACTAAATAATCCATCGTCTTGTCGTAGTAACCGCTAGCGGTGTCCATAAAGCTTGACGGCTGACTAAGAGATAAATCCGCACCCGGCGGCGGAGTTTTAAACGTCCCCGTAGCGGCGTCATAATTACTTAAAGACATATTGTTAGGTGTCCCCGCACTAACGGGAGGCCTGCCCGTCGCAGGATCAATTGTAGCCGCTGTATTTACATCTGAGACGGAAGTTGGTGTGCCGGACGGGCTGGTTGAAAGTGCGGTGTCCGAAGTCCCCGCAAAGTTAGTTCCGCCTTCTGAAGCAGGGCCACCCTTCATGTTAGCAAAAGAAGCGCCAGAGAAATCACCGGTAAACGCCTTACCGATATTTGAGAAGCCCTCAGTCAAGTTAGCTGGGTTAGCAGCGTTAGAAATGCCTGACATAAATCCATCGCCCGAAATAGCGCCAGATACGCCAGAGAACAAGGCACCTGTACCACCAGAAATCAATGCCGACTTAAAGGCGTCTTTTAAATCTCCTCCATTTATCAAGGTAGCGATACCAGAACCAAGCGCTGCTCCGTAAATAGGGCCGAGGAACATGGAACCGATAATAGGAAGAACAATAGGCGCTACTTTTTTAACAACTTTTTTAACAGTTTTAACGACCTTCTTAACGGTTTTTTTGACTTTTTTAACTAATTTCTTAAACCAGCCAAATTCGGCAAGGCCGGTCTCAGGGTTGATAGAGTTAGCAGAAGAGCCCACTACATATTGCTCTGGATCTTCAACGCCAAGCTCACGCAAATGGTTAAAGATAGAGGCCTTCATCCGTGGATTGTTTTCAATCAACGGCAACGGTATGATAATTTCGCCGGTGGCAACGTGAGCAATGGTGTCATCCCCGCCACGGCCATACGAAGCCATGCGAGACGCTACTTCCCCAAATTCAGCAATACCTGATTTTCCAAAAGCCTGCTCGGCTTCTTCCCGCTCAAGTGTCGCGATTTCATCGTCTTCCATATAGAAGTCGGCAATACCCCCCGCAGGAAAGGTAAATTCTTCGTCTTTTAATGCTGTCTGTGCCATTAGCCTGCTCCGCCTGATAACCCTTGAGGCATCGTTACCGTGATCATTGTACTTCTTTTTTCACTTCCAGTCCACGGGTTACCGCAATTTGGGCAGTTACCGGTTGGATAGGACAAAACTTCCTCTGGGGTATCCACCTCGTTGTCGCAAGAAACACAGCTTACTACGTCTCTGCTTGTAGAAGGACGCCACTTAGATCCGTCCGCCATTATAATAATTGTTTCACTCATGGTGTTGATACCGTGACGACACCCACGGCCCCTGTTGCTGCGGAACCCCGCGGATAAGGCTTATTTGCCACCGTTATCCGCAACTCGTCCCCATGTTGAAATACATCTCCTATGCGAAGACCGAAGTTATCCTGCTGCAAATTCGGTAGAGCTAACGAAGAGGCCTGCCAAGGCCCCGGATTGTTTACCTGCTGCAAAAACACCGAAAATGACCGCACAACCTCCGACATATACCTCTGAGTATATGCTTGAGGTGCAAGTGGAAATTGCGGTTGTACCAGACCCCTAGACATTAGCGCCTACCATCTGGACGTATATCTACTCGGGGCGACCCTAACCGCCACGCTACACCCGTATCACTAGACGCAATCTTTAAAGCAAAGGACCGACCCCGAAGCCTTAGATTTACCTGATTGGTAAACTGTTCTACAGGCACTGTAGCCGTTCGCGTAACAGCGTCCGTGCTAGTTTGTAAGTACGGTCCACCCGGGTAGTTTCTAGTCTGTAAGGTAAAATCTGCCTGCGGAGATGCCGCCGTAGACGAATCAAACGTCAAATCTGGTATCAACCGGCGCATAAAGACGAAGTTTTCTCCGTCGCCAATATCCATCTGACTGCTCTCAATATAGGCAGATATTGCCACTGCCGGAGTTGTGCTGCCGTCGTCCAAGCCCCTTTCGTGCAAGTACAAGTAACCGTCCAGACCTGCCGCTAGGGGGAACTGGTTAATGCCGCGGTCCAGCCAAACCGACCGCGCCAAAGTGCCGTAGTACCAAACCTGTTCTTGGTAATTGTACACAACATAGCGGTCAATGTTATCTGACCCCGCTGATGGGTATAACCACCAGACCTCAGAAAAGCTGCTGTTGACCCCCGCGGTTACTTTTTCAGCCTGCGTTTCGTTAAAGTCATTAAAAACGTAAGAACGCACAGAGCAGGGCAGCTTTTGAACCTGTCCGTTAAAGACGTAGAACTCTTCCCGGCCCATCCAAAAGACCGTATCTTCTACAGCAATAGACGCTAAAGGACCGGCAATGGTGATATTAGTGGATATCTCGTTAATACCAAAAGTAAACGGAGGCCCCAAAAACTGCATCGCATGAAGCGAAACATCCGTAAACACTAGCACCTGCTGACGGGTTTCTACCGCCGTTATAATCTGAGACCCTGAACCAATCCGCAAATCCCCCGCGGTGTTTGTCGCTAAAGACTGCCAAACAATCGGATTGCCTTGATCCGAAAACCGAATTAATAGCGGGTCTTGAACGCCGATATCATTTTCTGGGTCACACCCAAAAACAATAATGTGCCTGTCTCTGTCTGAAACAAGCACCTGCTTCGCAATCGTCGGTGTTGTAGGGTCCGCACCAGCTAAATCGGAAAGCGCTACCGCGCGAGCAAAAGGTGCGGAACTCGTGCTTTTATCCCAATAAAAAAGGCCACCATCGCGGATATTAAACACTAAATCTTCGCCGAAATTGTCGTGACCCCAAATCCGTAGAATGCTGCCAATAGCTGTCAAACTAGCGGCCGAACCCCACGCACCACGTCCCCAAGTGCCAGCGCCCCAACCGGTACCCGCTACGGTTGTGTCCAAACCAGTATTTACCTGATATGCACCAACCACTGACGCGCCGCCGTTTCCGGTATCCGACGCGTTAGCTACTACAAGAGTTGGTGTGTATTGACCATCTATTGTGATATCCGCCAGAGTAGCTACTGCGCGGGCTTCAATCTCGTAGGTGTTGGAATTTACAATCGCGGTAATCTGATACTCTTGGTTGAGTATGTCCGCGGTAATGTCGCCCCCAAGCGTTACAGCGCCGCTAAATGTCACAAAGTCATTCTCTAATGCACCGTGACTTGTATCTGTCACGGTGATTGTGGAAGACCCGTCAGTAGCCGAAAACGTCACCGCACCCGCTGCCGTTGTTTCACGGAGGGGTGTGATATCGTTGTAAGCGCCGCCCTCGTTAATGTAATACTTCAGGTGCGTACCTACGCTTAAATAGGACTCCCCAGAAAGTGCTACAAACGGGTGCAACGCACGACACGTACCTAAAAAGCTGTTTGACGACTGCTTTTCCCAGCCGCCTATCTTTTCAGGCGTACCAAACCGAAAACGAACCTTATCACAGTCAAACCATCCGCCCTCATTAGTATATGAGGTGGTCTCTCTGTTAACACCCGGTCTGAATTGCAGTTTGGTTAATGGCATATGACATTAGTTCGCTATAGCTACTTCGTCTTTATCGCTTTCTTCTACTGATGCGATAAGACCATTTGTAAAGACATCTTGCGCGGCTTGTATTTGGTCAAGCTGGAAACGAAGAGACGCCGCCTTGCTTTGCAGATCACGGATCTGGTTAATTAGATAAAGCTGCTGACCGTCCATAGTGGACTCTTCGTAGTCCCTGCCGTTAATGGTAATTACATTGGTTTTTTCAGTCATTCCGCGCTCCAGTTAGAAGGTACTTTTTGTACGATAGGTGGGTTAGCAAGGTTGTCAATCTGGGTGTCCAGAGTTTCTTGCATTTCTGCTTCTGTCTTATCCAGTGAAGCAAGCACCTTTTCTTTGCACCAGTCCCTTGTCACACTGTTAAATGCTACAAAGTTATCTGGGTCTAGTTCAGGGGCCGCTGTGCCGTACACTGATGCTGACAGATAATTATCATCTGCGTCTTGCTCACTGTCACTGACAGCGGTGATGCGCCAGTGAATTGTTTTGATTACGTCTGACAAGCCATCTTCAGAAGGGGCTGTGTCTAATGTTGGGAAATCCCATGTGTATGTGTTAGCCATTAGTTAGCCTCCAACGCTGCTAGGCGTGTTTCAATATTAGCCAGACGCTGTTCAGTTGCAGCACCTACAAAGGCAAGCAACTCAGGATAGCGGATGCCCATCCGTGTGCGCTCTGTAGCACCCTCTGGGGCTTCCTCTGCTGTGTCGTAAGTGTCAGTGCGTGTGTAGGCATCAACGGCTTCTACAGGCACAATAGCCTCGCTAACAAGGCGAGATTCAATGCGTTCTGGTTGTGCCTCAACAATAACGTTGCCTTCCTCATCAAGTTCTTCCTCAACCGCTGGAATAACAACATCCTCATAGACTGCATCCACAGCCTCAACAGCCTCAACAGCAGGAACTTCAGTCTGTGTTTCCCACCAAGTATCAATAATGAAGAACGCATAGTCACCAGCATCCAAGCCAGCGGCAGTCATAGCTGCTTGAACGTCCTGTGCGATTACACCAGCGTGTGTTCTAGCTGCATCGCCCTTGGCTTCAACTGCGCTGTTCCACTTGAACGTCTTGAACAATACGCTAATGGCTTTAGCTGCTGTGATTTCAGCGTTAGTTAGGGCTGCGATTTGCTGTTTTTCGTTTGCGTCAGATGTTTGAATAGTGCCGTTGGTGGCACGAATATCGTCCCATCTGTAGCTAGGGTGTCCACAATCATAAAAGTTATCTACTGCAAGTCCATTGATATTGGTGGGAAGTAAACAAGATGCGAAAAAGGAAATCCCCATATTTTGATTGTTGTCTGCAAAAAATATTCTGCCACCCGCGTCCCCAATAGCACCCACATTACTACCATTGTCACCGAATTGTATAAGGCCAGTACCCGATCTGTCAGGGCCGTTTGTCACATACAAAGGAGAATTTGAACCATTTGACTGAATAGTAGTGAAAGAATTTTGATCATTACTATAGTGCATCATTCCAGTTTTGGCTTCGCCACCATTACCATTCAAAATAGTTCCTATTGCTTGACCAACCCACCAACGGCCTACATTATTAAGACGCATCTTTTCTGCGCCATTAGTAAAAAACCGCATATCGTCATTTGAGTGACCATATGTAATCCGACCAATTGAGGTATTTGCACTATCGCCAAAATAAATCGCACTATCTCTTGTCCCCGCAGTTGCAGTGCATTGTATTCTCAAAACGGCATCTGCGCCGCTGTCACTACCAGCGATTATCCGAATTTCTGAACCAGCATTATCACTCGCACCTACATCAAGTTCATATGATGGTGTACGATTGATGCCAACGTTGCCGTTGGTGTTGATGCGCATGCGTTCTGATTTATTAGGCCTAAAAACAATAGGGTGATTTGTGGTTGTGTCTACATAAGAGGCTGCAGAAGCAGAATAAACTTCCACTGAAGAACCGCCAGTGGCAGTTGCTTTAAATCCTGCTGTAGCCGCCTCTATCTCAACAACCTTACTTAAACCTGCATCAGAAGCAGGCGAAGTCGTCCCAATGCCCACGTTGCCGCTGCTGTCCACAAGTAATGTTGACGCCCCACCAGTAGTGCCATTGTAATTTAGACTAAAAGCACCTCCGGTAAACTGCATTAAATACCACGGATTGTTGCTTGCTTCTTGTAACTTAAAAGCTGCGTTACCAGCCCCTGTGCCTGTTGAAGATACAGCCCCTGCTACCTCAAGTTTAGTAGCAGGCGAAGTACTTCCAATGCCTACGTTACCGCTGCTGTCGATGCGCATACGTTCTGAGGCGTTTGTGCTAAATGTAAGTGGGACAGCACCTTTACCATATATCCAATGTTTTGATGAGCCTGATACAAAATACAAAGAATCAGCCGCATTGCCGTTTAATCTAATTTCAAGGCCGTTTGTTCCTGAACCAAAGCCCGTTAAAGTTGGCGAACTAGCATTAATGCCCACGTTTGCGCCATCTAAAATGATATTAAAGTTAGTATCAATCGTTACATCAGTGCTTGCAGTTGCGTTTGTTATTGTATCAACCGCTAAACTTCCTGTTACTTGTGCGCCAAAAGAGGTGGTGGCTAGTTTAGTGCTACCAGAGTGAGAAAGACTTACTGACCCGCCCTGATTTGCTACAATCATATCATCAGTAACACCATTCGCAGTGATACGAACCGCACCACCAGACGTGCCGATTTTTAAGTCGCCAGTTCCAGCATCCGCAATCCGGCTATGCGACCCATCGTGGTAAATCTGCAAGTCAGACCCAGAACCGAAGACAGCCTTGTTTCCGTCAATCAAAGATAATTGACTAACCGCTAGATTAGCATTTACGTCAGTAACCGTTGCTCCCGTGCCGCCACCATTAAACTTTACTAAAACGTCCGCCCCGTTTGGAACTATAAAATCATTGGAAGCATTATATGTGCCTTGGAAAAGAATAAGGCCGCGTGAAGCAGACAAGCTGTTGCGGATGTGTACAATCTTTTCGGCATCGTTTGGATCAAGCTGCACATAAGCTGTTGCGCCTAAATCTGCACCGTCATTAAACTCAATAAAGCGATTGCGCCCATCAGACAGTGCACCATTGTTAATTAACAGCGTGTTGGGTGAACCCGAAGTGCCCGCAGCAGCTAACGTGACCGTAGCAATTCCGTTTGTTGCTTGGTCAATAATATCAAAATTGGTGTTGGTAGTGTTGCCCCAAGTACCAGACTGATCCCCGGTCCCCGGTTTCTCAATACCAATGTTAACCGTATATGTGCTTGCCATTCTTTTAACCCTTCTAAGCTGCTATTTGACCCCAACCCGGTGTCTGTGACGGAGTTTCGTCTGACCAAGCTGGCGTCTGACTTGGGCTGATCGTATTATACCCTGCATTTTGATTTGGCACAATAGTTCCCCAAACTAAGACCTGTCCTACATTTCCAGTACCTTGCAAACCAGACACCGAGACATTTGCATCCGCTGTCGTGGTTACCGTACCAACCGACGTAGTGGCCGATACGCCCGTCACATCCACGGAAACAAAAATGCCTACTTCAACTGAGCCAACCGCGCCGGTGGCTTCCAGTCCAGTGGGTGATACATCCGCATTTGCGGTGACTGTGACGGATCCAACAGACGCCGTAGCTTCCAAGCCAGTGACGCCAGTGTTGGAATCTGCGGTAACTGTGGCTGAACCTACGCCACCCGTGGCCGCTAGACCAGTTGGAGAAACAATAGCGGTGCCCGTAGCTGTTACAGAGCCTACGCCACCCGTGGCTTCCAAGCCAGTGACGCCAGTGTTGGCGTCTGCTGTTATGGTAACAGAGCCAACCGCTGCGGTTGCCTCAAGACCAGTTGCCGGAGCGTTGGCGTCTGCTGTGACTGTGACGGATCCAACAGACGTCGTAGCAAACGGAAAACTGCTTTGACCCCACGGGCCTTCGCCCCAACCAGAGCGACCCCAGCCGCCTATTGGAACGATTACATCAGCCATTAAGCAATCCGAATAATTGCGTTACTCGCGTCAGCCGTTGGGAATACAATGGTAAAATCACCAGCGGTAGATGTTTTGTCCGCACCAAAATCTAGAACAACTACAGAGGGGTCTCCTGCTGCGGTGTCGTTATAAATAAGTGCGCCCCTCGCCGTAATAGTAGCCGAAGAAAACGTCAAATCAGCAAAATCTGTAAAAGCCGTGGTTCCAGAGGTGGTCGGGTTAATGTTTGTTAACGCTGAACCCCCCGCAGAATACCCCGTTCCAGATACTTCGTTTGAAGTCGTATATGCGGTGGTAGCCGCAGTAAACGAAGCACTGTTAGTGTATAGGGCTAGTTTAAAACTATTTCCCCCAGACGCCAAAAAATTGTGCTTGGCTTCAAGTAACTCTTTCTTAAAGCTTGTACACATAAAATTGCCCGTAAATGCCATGTCACAGTCTCCTTAGTTGTTCAGCAAGTTCTTTATAACCTGCCTCTGATAGGGCGTTATATGTTGTAGTTCTATCACTTTTTATTGCTTCACGCATGTAAAAAGCTAAAACCTTGACCATATGTTGTCTAAACGCATGAGCTTGGTCGCGGATGCCCGGATGAGCGGTGTCCGATATTTGAATGATCCTGTCTGCACAGCGTTCTGCAACTTCTTCTGGCGTAAACCCTCGTTTCTCGGTGGTCTCTACCAAAACTTTGTAATCCGCAGGGATGTCTACTTCTAAAGCTTTTATCATTGTTTTGGCCTAATTATCTTTCCTGTCCGATATTCGTCGGTTACCTCTTTAGACTCCCCAAACATCTTCAAACCCATAATAGACTCACTAAACCGCTTTTCGTACAGCGCTTGCATATCAGGTTCGCCCTTCATAAATATATAAGCTTCCATCAAGCTACCATACAGCATAGCTAGCTCAGCATTTTCACTGAGCCATGTAGTTCCAGTTCCTGCACCCGCTGTCAAACTGGCAGGGCGATAAAAATAATGCAACTCTACCGCGTAGCTTGCATCCGGTGTCGGCCCGATAATAAAGTTAGTTATATCAAAAACAGCATAATATCGCGGACCGCCTTCCGTCGTAGGGTCCGGATTGAACTGCTGCACATAATCCGCATCCTTAAAATCAAGGAAATTAGCGTCATTGCTCGCATCTGTATATGACAAGGAATACGGCGCAAGGAAATCTGACGGGCAGGCCAAAAACTTATTTGAGGCGGTCAAGGCTCCTGCGACATTTTTCCGAAACAAGCTAAGCTGCACGTTTTTGAGAATACGCTCTTCGGAATTTCTAATAAACACCGGAATGTTGTTAACAAACGTGGTTTCGTCGTTTTCCGTGTAATCTTGAATAGCCTGCTGTAATTCAGCGTATGTAAAACTCATGTTGTCACCGTAACCATGCCAACTTGCCCAAAACCTTGCGGTGGCAGCAAATTAGGTGCCTCTACTGTTGGAATCCCTACATATACATCAAACGGCTCCACTATATCCGGCCGTGCATCCTTTAAAGCCTCTGCATCAACAACTTTACGAAAAGGACCAAGCTGCGGATGTTTTGGCTCCCATTCGTCTTTTCCTACTAGCAAGCCGTTCCATTCTTTACGCATGTCTTTATACCGATACCGGAAACCGGATCGGTCTGAAATAGCGTAGGAATCTTTACCGCTTGCGAACTTTGCCATTAAGTGGTCCTAAAATACTGGTATTGCGGCACTACGTTAAAGGACGAACGATCCCTGTCTTCTGTTGCGGCCCGTTCAAACTCTTCCTCATAAATAGCTTTCAAAAGCTGAACTCTATTTGGAGCTCTTTTTACCGCTATGTAATAGGCTAAGCCCGCGGCTAAACAAGGATAAAAACGAAACGGCATGTCCATTGTGTTAATAAACGTATCCGCATCATCCATGCGAGTAAGAGCATCGTAAATTACAACATCCGTGCTATTCTCGGGAACCGGCCACAATTTTAATTCTGGCGTGACCTGCCGATCCAAGAAAAACTGGTTTGCTCTTCCTTCAGTAGTTTTGTTCGGAATAGACAAATATTCGTCTCGACTAAGACGATCTAAAGAATAGTCAGTTCCGCTACGGCGCACAATTACCGATAAAACGTCGATAACATCGTTATTTAAAGCGTAATTGCCCGTTCCTTGGGTTAAGGCTTGCGTCCTTTGAACAATTGTCCACTGGTTCAACCCTCGGTTAGCCCACTCAGCCAACATTAAATTGAGCGACCGCTTGGCAGA